GTATCCGCAGCAGATCCAAACCAAAACTAAATCATGCCCATATACGATTACGCTTGTAGTGCCTGCGGGCACAAGGAGCCCGATCTGTACTTCTCCTTGAGTGAACTGCCCAAGGTGCGTGCGTGCGGATCGTGTGGCAAGAAAAAGAGCACTCAGCATTTTGCGGGTGTAAAGCGACTGGGTCAGATTACCAGCGCCGCGTCCATGTATGGCGTGTGGCAACCTGCCGTTGGTCGCGTCTTCAATAGCTACGAAGAGAAGAAAAAGTACTTAAAAGAGCACAATCTGATAGAAACGAATGACCCCATAAAAGGCAGTCGATCCAAGCGGAGAGAAGAGCCTACAGTTGGGTTAGATAGAGCATCTTGGACAGAACGTCCACAGGATGCGCGGATGTAAACCACATAGGAGGCAACCTATACTATGAGCGAAATCACAACAGAGGACTCCATCAGCGTAGACGATGCACCCTCTTCGACTCCCAGTGAAGAATCCACGCCAGATTTTGGCGCCGATTTAGACGGGGACACTCGAGGCGAGAGCTTAGAATCGCAAAGTGGACACTCCGACGTAGGATCAAGCGCAGACTTTGACCCCAACAAGGTCGATTGGCTGCGCGTAGACGCAAATACGCTACCAGATCAATACAAACCTGTAGCGCAGTTGGCTAAGAATTTCCAAGCCAGCTACACACAGGCGCAACAGCAAGCGCGCGCGGAGCAGACCCGCGCAGCAGAGGAGCGCCAGCAGTATCTGCAGGCCATAACGCAGATACAGCAGATGTATCAGCAACCCCAGCAAGAGCCTACGCCGATGGAGCGCCTTGGCCAATACTTGGACGAGGACGAGCGGCGGGGCCTTGAAGTGGTCTCTACGCTTTTTGAGCAACAGTCTGCTCCCATGCTGGAACAGATCAATCAGTTGCGATCACAGTTAGAGCAGGCCAATCAAGGCAATCAAGCATTTGCTCAATACCTACAGCAACAGCAGGTGCAGCAGCGGATGAATCAGATTGCTGAAGTGCGGCAGGCATACGGCAATGAGGTGGACAACCTCAATGAACGCCAGATGTATGCGATGAAGGCGCTTGTTGACCAAGGCAGCACGGTCAAAGAGGCGTTTGAGTCGATCACGGGGAAAACCGCTGAACAGCTACAGGCAGCACGGCAGACAGATCGCAATGTGCGATCCACAGCCAAGCGCACGGCCAGCTCTGGCAATGCACGCGCAACGACCAACGGTGCGCGCGTAGAGACAGAGGCCGATCTGATGGCGGCTATGCGTAATCTGGGATTTGATTAACACCAACACACAACGAGAAACATAAATGGCAGCTTCTACTACCAACGAAACGTGGGACGAGGCTTGGACGCTATCTATGCGTGCAAAGCGCAAGCGTCTCACGGACAATATCAGCGATAGCTTCCCCACCGTCGACAGATTCCGCAAAGGCGGCGTCCTTGAAACCGAGGTCGGCGGGAAGGAAATCCAAGAGGACTTGATGTATGCCCTCGACACCTCGCAGTGGTTTGACGGCTATGACACCCTCAACACGGATGCTACGGATGGCGTAACGGCAGCGTTTTACAACTGGCGCTACTTGGCTACCCCCATCACGATCAGCATGACCGAAGAAAAGGAAAGCCGCAAGAGCGACAGCGCCGTCAAGTTGCTGGAGAGCAAGACGCGCCGCGCTATGACCACGCACTTCGACACGGTCAACTCTGCGCTACACACGGCTCAGAGTGGCAAGGCCATCATCGGCCTGCCCGACATCGTCTCAACCGCTTCGGGTGCTACTATTGGTGGCATCAACTCTGGCACGGAAACGTGGTGGGACAACAAGCGTGAGAACGCTACGTCTGACACGTCTTTCCTGACCGCCAGCGGTGACACGTTTGAAGGTTTGATCCGTATGAAGAACCTGTATAACGAGGTCTCCGAGGGGAATGACAAAGTTGACATGATCATCACGACCTTCGCCCTTGGTGGAGACTACGAATCGCTCTTTGAGGGCGGCACGTATCTGCGCTTGACGGGTAGCGATGCCAACGATCTTGACGGCTCCAACCCCATGTATCGCTTCGCGGAAGTCATCATGGACCGCGACTGCGGTAGTGGCTTGATGTACATGCTCCAGAGCAAGTATCTCAAGTTCAAGGTCCAGGAAGGTCTCAATTTCGCCAAGACGCCGTTCCGCGAGCCCGCCAACCAGTTGGCGCGCACGAGCTTCGTGGTGTTGTCGAGCCAGTTGACCACGAACAATCGTCGCCGTCAAGGCGTGATCTACAACCTAACCTCCTCCTAAACCCTAACAGATAGGAATAGCTAAATGGCTACTTGGAAGCGCATTGAGCCTGGGTATATCGGAGGCGCGCAGGCTATTGATGCAACCAGCACCACCGCCAATTTCCCGCTGGGCCTCACGGTCAAAGCGAAGGATTTGGCTAGCACCGACTATGGTGTCGGTGAGTTTATCTACCTCAAAGGCGTAGCGAGCACTGCAGTGGGTTCGGTTGTCACGTTCAATCGTGACGATCACTCCACTGCCCTGCTGGCCGCCGATGCCAAAGGCCCCGTGGCTGTTGCCATGAGTGCCAATGTTGCTAGCCAGTATGGCTGGTATCAGATCCGTGGCAAAGCCGTGGCGAAAGTGCTCGCCTCGTTTGCTGACAATGCGGACTGTTATGCCACGTCCACCGCTGGCAGTATTGACGATGCCGTTGTGGCGGGTGATGTCATTGTTGGAGCTAAGTCGGCTTCGGCTATCGGCACGCCCTCCTCTGGCTTGGCAGAGGTTGAGATTGATAACCCCTTCGTCTTTGACGGGGTCATCTAAACACACTGTGAGTGGGGAGGGCGCACGGCAGGCGTCCTCCCTATCCACATAAAGGGGAGGCAATATAATGGCTAAAAGCACTACAGAGAATAAAGCACCAACGGTGGAGGGCATGAGCCCCGAGCAGATGGCTGAGATGATTAAGGGCCTCGCTGCAAAGGTTGCCCAGATGGAGCGCGAGGCAGGAGGCGCAGAGGAGGAAGAGAGCTCACCCGAGACCTCTAAACTGTCCAACGCCAACGCTCGGCTCGTTGCTACCCAAGTTGGTGACTGTTTGCAGGTCGAAGGATACCAGACACCAATACCCGAAAGCGTTACCGAGAAAGGCCCCGCTGCTGTGGAGAAATTCCTCCGCAACTGGCGCAAGGGGCTCACTGCACAGGCTCGCTCGTTAGGTGGCCCCGCTGCAGATATGGCAACGCAGGCCCAAATGTAACTAATGCTACTAAACGATGTGTTGGACCGCGCTATACAGCGCGCTGGTCTCACGGAGACCAACTCCGAATACCGCTCACAGGCGCGCGTCTATGTCAATGCAACCTTGCAAGACATCGCTACGCGCGCTACGTGGTGGTGGATGTATGAGGAGAAGTCGCTCACCACGGTGGCGCTGCAGCGTGAGTATACACTGTCTACGGACGTGCAGCACCTGCTATCGTTCCGCGATGAGACCAACGACCGTCCTCTGTTAATCGTTAACAGCAGCGAGATTGATTCGGACGATCCCGACCAGTCACGCACGGGCGATGCTGCGTGGGTATACGTTGCAGGAACAGACGCCTCATCTGGCGCGCCCATCGTAGAGTTTCACCCCACGCCCGACACATCGGGTGAGATCATCAAGTATCGTTATTACAAAACCTTCCCCGAGCTAACGTCTGCAAACGACACCGATGACCTGCTGCAGGATCACGGTATACCGCTCCTGCTGCACCATGCCCTCTATATGGGCGCAGCCGCTGGCATCATGGTCGAATACGGCGATGACACAAGCGCGCGGCTCAACGCGGGTGAGATGGAGCGGTATATACGGCAGGCCAAAGAGGTCAATGGTCGCATGTCGGGCAATAGGGAGTATAGACTGCGCCGCAGGGATTCGCGCTTTATGCTGAACTTCCGCATTGAGGAGGGATCGCTACAGTAATGGCGATACAGGCCGACACCGTACAATATGGACCTTGGACAGAGGGCGTCCTCTATAGCAACGCCGTAGAGGATGTCGGTCCCAAGGGCCTGTCGGATATGTGGAACATGCGCATTGGGAGTTCTGGCCAAGTGGAAACGCGCGCTGGAACCGCCTCCTACCAGAGTGCCGCTGCGCTGGCTGGAACTCCCACTATAACACTGTCTGCGGAGTTTAAGCCTAATGCATCCACCACGTATGTTGTCATTGCCGCAGGCGCGGCTCTCTACTACTACAATAGTGGATGGAGTGCTATAACAGGTGCGCTCACCATCACCCCTGGTGACACAAACACATTTGAGAGTGCCAACTGCAACGGCACGCTTGTTGCCACCAATGGCGTAGATGCGCCGTGGAAATGGACGGGCACAGGCAACGCCTCCGCTTTGAGTGTTGATGGCCGATTTACTACGGCCAAACACATGGCGTGGTATGACAACAGACTGTGGATGGCCAACACTAATGCCAATACCTCACAACTCTGGTATTCTGACATAGGAGACATAGAGGCATGGGGCGCTACATCATTCTACAATTTCCAAGCCGAGATCACGGCACTCGTCCCAGCCCAGAACGCACTGATCGTGCATACGCGCGATGGCATCTCCACGCTCATCCCTACGGGAAATACGACGATACCCTACCATCGCCAGCAGAGGACGGTGGAGGCAGGGGTCAATGGTTTAAGCACCGTATCATTGCCCGCCGATGTGCAGCTCTTCCTGCAAGATGACGGCATCTACTCGTGGTCGGGTGGCGCGCAGGTCACAAAAATCAGCTATCAGCTTGACGATGGCTATTGGCCCGAGATCAACACATCCGCTTTAGCCAATGCGTTCTCTATTCGGTACCCAGACGCCAATGAGGTGTGGTTTTTCTTGCCCTACGGGACGGGACAGACCAAGCCCAACCATATAGTAGCATACAACACACGCTACAATTGCTGGTCGGGCCCTTGGGAGTACGCAGCAGGAAGATCCTGTGTGGGGCTGATTGCAGGCAAACCGCACGCGGGTGGCTATGATGGCATCCTGTATGACATGGAGACGGGCACTAGCGATAATGGCTCGGCTATCTCCTGGTCTTTTACAACGGGCGCCCCTGCGCCCTTCGGTTCGGACGTGCGCCTGCGATGGCTGTATGCGCGCACATATTTCGATGGCGCGGGCGATTACTACGCGAGCGTCACGCAGGATTCCTCTGGTCTCATAGGCACTACGGAGCAGTTGTCTCTAAAGAGCAACTCGTTTGTGCTCGGCGCTGACGCGCTGGGAGCAGGCATCTTAGGCACAACGCGCATGATCGGTAGAGACACGGACTTAGCGGGGTATGACCCACACAGCAGCCTCAAGTATTCCAATGGTGGGATCAACCAAGTGGGCACCTTTCGACGGATACATCTTCAATACAAACCAATCGGACGTAAGCGCCGTAGGGCACGGAATAGCTAATGGCTAAAGTTTTTGGTGGTAGCACCAGCGGATTAGTGGGCGGCAAAAGAATCTACGATCCCAACAATACACTAAGCATGTTTGACAGATTCTTCATGGAGGCAGACAAGGGCCAGTATAGTGGTGCGCCTATGGGCACGGGTGGAAGTGGTGCGCCTATGGGAGCGCCCGTGCCTCCCAAGCAGGGCACTGATGTTCCTATAGTCACGGGCTTCCCCGATGGTTTTACTGGTCCCTTTGGCCCTAACAGCAACCCCACAATGGGCGTCAAGCCCGATCGCCCATTTGTTACAAGTGATTTAGTAAGCGGACCAGATACGGGAGTGGGTTCAACAAGTTCTACTGTCCCCTCTGGCGGGGGCGGTTCAGCTCCTCCACCTCCACCTCCACCTCCGCCTACGCCCCCTCCAAGTGGCCCCAGCGCAAAGCCAGTAGACCCTAACGCTATCCTTGCAAGCTCTGGGGCAGCAGCAAGTGATATGTTGCCCGATCGCCCAGCGACTGTGGTGAGTGATGGTGGCGGCGGCGGCGGCGGCGGCGGCGGGGTAGACCCAAATGCTGGACTTGCGGGCACCAATGCTGGGATGCTCAATGATTTCTTTGCGCAGGCTGATGCGCGTGAGGAGTTGATGGCGGCTATTCAGCGCAACCCTGCCGCATTTACTGGCGCAGGCATCGGCAACTGGCGCAGCAGCGGCGGGCTGACGGCAAACGACCTCTCGCAAAACATACAGGACGAGATTAATACATATCTGGGATCGGATGCCTACCGATCACTGCTGGGCAGCGATCCAACCTACCAAAATCAGCAGCAGGTCCAAGCATTACAGGCTGAGAATGACGCCCTGCGCGCATCTATCAGTGCTAACCCTGCACAGGCCGCGCCCACGATGACGAATATGGCAGCTACGCAGGGTGAGCGCGTAGCCTCCGCACCCACGACCACTGCAGTCTCTCCTGTAGAGACGTTATCCAACGCAGGTGCGCCCAGTGACGCCGCTGCGCGCGCTACGGGCGGTGCATCGGATCGCGAATTGCGCGAGCAGCAGATGCAGATGATACAGAATGCGATAGGGAAGGGTGAGACGTTTGGACAAAACGCTATAAGTGGCCTGCGTGATTTCAATATCGCAAATGCAGGGCTGCAGTTTAACTTGCCTGCAGCCACCTCGCAACAGATTGGGCTCGATCGGTTCACTCCTACCATCTCCACGCAGAATATCAACCTCGACCCTGTAAACTTCGATGCCCAAGCGCAGCAGGCATCGCTGGCAGCGATCAATCCCAATATACAGGCCCAGGCTCAGAGTCTCGCTGCATTTAACCCCACCATGTCAGCGCAAAATATTGGGTTAGGGGACTACAACAGCAACGTGCAGGCGCAGAATGCAGCGCTCAATGCCATGAATGAGCGCATTGCCTTGGGTGAGTTCGCCCCCACGGCAGGCGCATCTGACTTTGAGACGCAATTTGGCAACCTACTCCTTGGTCGGATACAGAATGCCAATGCAATGGGTGGCGCAGGCAATCCGCAGACAGCCGCACTGCTGGCAGACTTGGAGAACACAGCGGCGCGCCAGCGCGAGCAGGATATCGCCCAACTAAACAGGCTGGGCGTGCTGCAGTCGGGTAACACGGTGGATGTGTTTGAAGAGGGCAACCAGAACCTGCGCAGGGATCGGTTGAGTGCATTGGCCCAAGGGTATGCCCTAAGTCAGAGTGACCCCGCCCTGCAGGCTGCTATAGACCTGGCAGGATTAGCGTCAAATCGCGGAATAACGGGCGATGCGCAGAGGCTGCAGGCGCGTGGACAAGACCTCACGGCAGGCCAGAGTAACTTGGAGGCAGTGCTGGGCGCGCGTGGGCAGGATCTGAGTGCTGCGCTTGCGAACCAGCAGGCCAACCTTGACGCGCAGAGGTTTAATGAGCAGCAGGCACTGGCGGCGCGCGGACAGGACTTGAGCGCAGCGGAGTTAAACCAGCTTGCCAACCTACGCGCGCAGGAATCGCAGGCAGATGCGCGCTTGCGTGGACGCGAGCAGGATCGCCTCACTGCACTCGCCAACCAGCAGGCAGACCTTGATGCACAGCGCGCAAACTTAGATGCCGTGCTCGCAGGACGCCAGCAGGACTCCAACATTGCCCTTGCCAATCAAGCGGCAGGGCTGGACGCACAGCGGCTAAACCTTGAGGCACTGCTGACGGGACGCCAGCAAGACCTAACCGCTGGGCAATCGAACCAAGCCACATCGCTTCAAGGCCAGATTGCTGCTATGAATGCAGGCTTAACGGCGCGCGATCAAGACCTGCGTGGGGCCCTCGCTAACCAAGCCGCAGACCTAGATGCCCAGCGCCTCAATGCAGATCAGCAGTTTGGTATAGCAGATAGGCAGTTGGCCGATGCGGCGCGTAGAAGTGCCGACGAGCAGTTTGCTGCTGACCTTGGATTGCGTCAGTTGCAAGCGCAGCAGGACCTGGCGGATCGCGTAACGTCACGTCAACTGTTACAGGGCGGCGTGACAGATCGCGAACAGTTTGAAGAGGGTGTGCGTCAAGCGCGCGTGGGTGAGGGTCAGTTTGCGGCTGAGTTGCAAAACAGGCTGGACCAGATCAGCGCGCAGAGCACAGCGGACCAAGCTCTGCAAAACATTTTAGGCAGGCAGTCCCTCTCGCAGTTGGCTGCACAGGGCACCAACCAGCGTCTCTTGCAGGATCTGGTCAACCAGGGCGCATTGGGCCAACTCTCGCAGCAGGGCACCAACCAGCAGGCGCTACAGCGCATCTTAGGCCAGCAGGCCCTTTCTCAGATTGGCGCACAGGGCACGAGCGATAGGCTGCTACAGACGCTAATCAACCAGGGCAACATTGCTGGATTAGAGCAGCAGGGCACAAATGCGGAGGCGCTGCAGCGGATCCTCGGCCAGCAGGCTATCTCACAGATTGCCACGCAAGGGACAAACGATAGACTGCTGCAGGCGTTAGTCAACCAAGGTAATATCGGCAGTTTACAGCAACAGGGAACGAATGCTACTGCCTTACAGGAGTTGGTCAACCAAGGCGTGATGGATCAAACCACTGCCAACAACCTACTCCAGCAGAATCTCGCTACGGGGCAGTTTGGCGATAGGCAGACACTGGAAAGCCTACTGGCAAACCAGCAGATCGACTTTAACAACCTACTGCAGCCGTCACAGTTGGAAGCGGCTAACATAGCAAACCGTGACGCGTCGAGCCTCATTGATGAGCGCAGATTCGGCCAGTTGGTAAGCCTGTTAAGTGCTACGGATGGCAACAGTTTCTTGCAGGGCGCTTTGCCAGATGACCTAAATGCCAACATCACCAACGCTTTTGACGCGCTGTTTTCTGGACAGGATGTAAGCACTTCAACGGACACTAACTCGCCTAAAGATTCGCCACTATCACGCGCAGCGGCACAGGCTAGAGGATTAGATCGCTTTTTTCAGCAGAATGAAAACTTTAGCGCTTCTAACACGAGAGTAGATGGCAATGATTTGATCGCAGTAGGAAGTGGCACAGTCATAGCTACATGGAACAGGGAAACGGATACATGGGAAAGGAAAAGCTAAAGTGGACCCACTCACAATAGCACTCATCTCAACGGGTGTTGGTCAAGGGCTAAACTATTTGGCTGGCCGTAGCGCGCAGAGCGACATGGAAAAAGCGCGTAAGCGTCAAGAGGAAGAGCAAGCTGTGTTGGAGGCGATCGCTTCATTTCGCCGCACAACACCAGGACAAGCACAAGTCAATGCAAGACCATCGGGCACCACGCAGGGGTTGGGCATTTTGGCGCAATTGGCGCCGTTGGCTATGCAATTTGGCCTCTCGCGGATGCCCCAAGCGCCTAACCCCGTCAGCACCTCGGCGCAGTATCAAGGCTACGGTGGGGTTTCTGATCCTAACCTTGGCAACAACAGTCCATTCCAGCGATACACACCATAATCACAGGCTCTTACTAATGAACAACCCACCACTGAGTGTTCGCTTTAATAACCCAGGAAACCTTAGAGCTGTGGACCTTGGCACTGCTAAAGGATATTGGGGGGATAGGGTTACGGGTGTTGATAATAGGGGCTATGTGCAATTTGCAGATCCCCCTGCTGGCTTAAGTGCGCTCTATCAACAGTTGGGCATTGACACAGGCCGCGACCTTACGCTGGGCGAGTTTATAAACAAATACACGCCCGCTTCAGATGACCCCTCTGGCAATGCCGCTGCTCTTGCCAACATACCCTCCTTTTTGGGAGTTGGATTGGGCGCAAAGCTATCCAGTATAGATCCACAGGGATTAGCCAATGCCATTATAAGGCAAGAGGGTGGCCAGCCTGCAGTTGATTACTTCACTACTCCAAATCAACAAACGATGGCGAGTGGGGCAGCGGGGGGGATCACGGCCAAGCGCCCCAATGAGGCTCAGTTCTATCCCGCCACAGACGATGAGATGGCCAACGCTAAAGCTCAGATGCGGCTTTCGGACATGGGCGGCAATGTGGGGCTAACTCAGTTTAATACTGCGCCAGACTTTGAAAAAATATTAACAGAAGCAATTGGATTGCGCGGCGCGGAGAACACCCCATCAGTGGAAATACGTGGCCTTAATGGCCAGACCATGCAGGGGGAGGAGGCCCTTCGCGCTTTAGGGGCAGAGAATCCAACTCTGACGGGGCAATCGCCAGAGTTGCAGCAGGTGGCGAGCCAAATGGCGCCCACTCTCGATCGGTCTATCCGCGCAAACACGTTAATACGGCAGGGGCCAATAAGGTTACGCGAAGACGTATCGCCAGCGCCACAGCTCGATACCGAAGAAGATGTGACAGTTGAAAATGCGGTGGACGTCCCTGCGCAGCCTGCTGCCAAGCCGCCCACTGCATTACAGCAACCCTCAGCGCCCCCTTCTCGGAATTTAATACTGTCCTTCTTGGGCAAGAATCCAGAGTTGATCAGTGCTCTCGGAGTATTAGGGCAGGGTGTTGGTGGCCTCATGCAAGGTCGCGCACAAGATCGCGCAAATAGATCAGCGGCAAAAGAGCAGCGCGTCAATAATGCAGTAGCGGCGTTCTTGGGAAGACCAGCGGAAATGGCAACACCTCGCACTGCCACGAGCACAGGTGGAGGGCTGTTGGGCGCACTGGGTGCAGCATTAAAAGGCGTTGGCGATACTAAGATTGCGCAAAACGCCTTGAATGCAGAATTGCAGTCCAAGGAGCGCATGGCTGGCCTCAAGGCGGGAGGTGGCCAAGTTAGCGGCGAGGGGGCTGAAGACCCCAATGCAATTTTGGACACCTATATGAAGGCACTCCAGGCTTCCCCTCAAAACACAAAACCATACGCTGAGATCATAGCGCAAATACCCTTTGTGAGAAGGTATTACCCCGAAGCAGTTGCTGCTATGGACTTGTCGCAAACCGCAGGTGTGGCACTTGCTGTAGCAGTGCAGGGCAGCAAGCCTACCGACAAGGATGCAGAGGCGCTGCAAAGGGCACTGCCGATGCCAAGTGATTCTCTTGAAACGCAACAAGCGAAACTTAGAAACCTGCGCGCTCTTATCAATTACGGGCGCAATCTGCAAGCGCAGGGCAATGTGCTTGCAGGTGGATGGGGCGCAAGCATAGGCGCAAATGGTGCATTCTCGGCAAGTGATCTCAATAGGTTTGCTGGACCACCAAAGCAAACTGGCACAAGCCTATTTGGCTCACTGGGCAGCGCGCAATCCGTCATGGCGGGGAACTGATGGCTACCTATAGAACATTTCGCGAACTGGGATTAGCGGTCCAGCGGGAACGTCCAGACTTCAGAGAGTATGACCCAGAAGAGGTGGGGCGGCGCGTCTCTAAGTTGATGAACATTGAAGTGGGCGATGATCGCTCATTTGCCGATAGAGCCATCGATGATTTGGGGCGCACGGTAGGCGAGGATATTGGGGGCATCATAGACGCGGTATCCTCTCCCCTACAGACAGCCAAGGGCATTGGGATGCTTGCGGGAGGCGCGGCAGACATCGCACTCGGCACAGACTTTGTCGATGACGAGGTTGAGCAGGCTGCACGCGGCGCGGGGCGTCAGTTTATAGATGAGATAAGGGACTTTGAAAATCGCCCAGTGCGCGCAGCATCCAACATTGCGCTCGGGGGCGGGTTACTGGGCGCGATAGGCAAGGCTGGGCGCGCGGGCAAGCTCGCGAGGGCTGGTCGGATGATTGAGAACTTAGACCCCCTCACAGCAGCCGCGCGCACTACAGGCGCTGTAGCGCGTGGGACGGGTAGAGCCGTATCGGCGCCCGTCCGCAAAGCTGCAAAAACCATCACGCGAGAAGGTGACACTCTTACAAACCAAGTCGCGCGCAACACGCTCGGCCTTTACTCCTCGGCAGGCGAAGAGGCTATCAATCAATTATCGCGCCGCTCACAGAAGCCCGAATCGCGCGCCATCATCGAGGATCAGCTGCTCCAGGGCGATGAGGCTGTTGCAAGGGCAGAGGATCGCTACCTGCGTGCCTATGTTGAGAACATTAGGCTGGCAAATAAGGAGTATGAAGCAGCTAAGAGCCAGTTGATTAGAGATGGCATTTGGGACGCACCATTGCAAGGCAACGCTGACGATTACATCGCACAGTTTTTCAATGACGCGTTTGCCTCAACACAGATCCCCATGCGGGTCAAGCCTAAGATAAGAAGGAATGATCGTGGTATAGAGTTTCAAGATGGGTTTGAGGTGGATCGCACCGACCAGCTTGGTGTAGATGTGGAATCCAGTAGTGAGATGGCAAAGCTATACAACGAACTTGCACAAGACGCAAGAAGCGTTGGGACGTTAACATTTGGCGGGCTGGATAGCATTAAGAAGCGAATAGACACGCGCTTGAGCGACCTAAACACGCAGCAAGCGGGAACGCAAAACACACGCCGCGTGCTCTCTGCATTACGCAAAAACATAAGCGGCCTGCTTGGGAAGAATGACAAGTACAGAGACCTTATGCGCGGCTATTCTGAGCGTATGAATCTCAAGGAGGCACTTGATGAGCAGTTTGGCAAGATCAGTGTCGATGAGTTAAGCACACTCAAGAGAAAAGTAAGAAACGGAGAGCGTCTCACTAAGCCCGATGTGGGTGGGCGTCTCATGCGCGCATTTGACTCCGATGACAAAACTTCTAAGCGCCAAGAGGCGCTTAAGATACTAGAGGGCGCTGTAGGTGATCAGAATCTAGGAGACCTCGCACTGGGGGCAAAACTACAGCCCTTTGGCGGTAAGGGGCTCGTGGGTAGGTCAGAGCAGTCGCAGGCCATTCGTGGCATCCTTGGTGCGGTTGGTGGGCTTGGCGCTTTTGGCCTTGGAACAGCCGCTACAGGGTCTATTG